ATGACCCAAGCGGTTATGCGTTTTAGACAAGGAGGATTCTTGCAGCATCCCGAAGATGCTGAGGATGATCCATTACCACAACCAAAAAAGGAGTATTACTAATGGGTATTATAAAAGGCGTAGGCATGGCGCTAAGAGGATTTGGAAAACCTTTGAAAAAAGATAAGTCAGAACCTATTAAAATTAAACCTTTATCTAAAATTGGAGATAAAGAAAAATTAAAAAGATTAAAAGCAAGACAAAAAATTAAAAAGAAATCCATTGAATATTTTGGAAAAGACAAAGGTGCAATGTACGAGGAGCCGAAATAATGGGTGGTCTCTTAGCACTTATATCAAAACTGTTTGGAAAAAATGCTTTATCTAAAACGATAGGCACAAGAACAAACGTTATTAAACTTCCAACAGATAAATTAAATAAATTTACAAAACGAGAATTAGATATTGAAAACGCTTCAGATGCAGCTGTAGAAAAAGCATACCAAGATATGCAAGAACTTATTCCTGATATTCCTAGAATGAATGACCAGGAGAAATTAATTTTTGAAGGCAACTTAAGAAGATTGGATAATAGACTTAATCCACCATCAGCAGAGGTTATAGAATTTGGTACAAAGAAACCTGTGTCTAAAGAAGGAGTAGAATCGCTAAGAGATGAATTAGGTATTCCATCGGATGTAGACCCAGACTCACCACTTGGAAGAGTTATGACAAGAACAAAACGAATTTCAAAACAAGGTAAAGATCTTGCCAAAGAATTTGGAATGGAAGATATCCTAAGACAAGGACTTAAAGGATTAGATGATACTCCTAAAACGACTGATGAACTTTATGAGCAAACAAGAAAAGCAATTGAAGAACCGACTGAAGCAGAAAAACAATTTAGAACACAAGAAAGATCAAGGATCGGTCAAATTTTTGATGATCTCTCAAAATCACAAATTAGTATGTCTAAAATGCGAGATGAAGGATTGGTGAGAGCAACTGCTAGAGAAATTATGGATAGAGATATTAAATCCGGAAAATTAAAATTACCTAGAGAAGAAGCTGATGCTATTCTACAAGGTGCAGGTGAGCCTATTGATACTTGGAGAAAATATTATGGCGAAGATGCATTAGAACAACTTGATTCAATGGTCCCTGATTTTTATCAAATGAGAACTTCATCAGAAGCTGCAGATGCTGCAACTAAAAAATTTAACTTCGAACCCAGGTTAGATTTACCTCCAGGTTCTTTCGATCCAGATAATCCTCCTGAATTTGCAGAAGGTGGCTCCGTAGGAATACCTTATCTGTTAGGAGAATAACTCCGTGAAGATTAAAGAATACAATGATATGATGGCGTACCTGACACGCCCTCCTCGCTCCGAGCAGCAAGAAGCGAGTGGCGAGAGAGTACAACTCGCAGCGGGAACAAGTCTAAAATACATGATTGATTTTATTCTTAGGAATGCAAGAAAAGTTACAAAGAAAGTTCCCAGCAAACAATTCTTAGAAAAGATGGCAGAAGCCAATCCACAAAATATTGTCAACGCTTATGAAGATGTAAAAAAACGAGCGGGTATTATTGATGATCCCGATGTATTAATCGGTCAAGCACCAAAAACAGACTTAGAAAAAATTAGAGCTAAAGCAAAAAAAGATAAAGAAAGCATCCAACAACTCGCAGACGATAATCAAATTCCAGTTAAAGATGAAACCATTGTTCCAGAAGATGTTATTACTGTTCCCGAGCCTTTTAAAGAAAAGTATCAACAAGAGTTTTTAGCTCATGATGCATTGTATGGAAGAAGATCAGGAGACAATAAAGTTGATGCAGAAGCCATCGCTGAAACCGTTGCGGATATGCAAGGTAAAGTTTACGACGATCTTGGTTATACAGAAAGAATGGATCTGTATGATAAAGCGTATGGTTATCTAAGTTTACTAGACAGAACCAAAGATGCAATGAAAGAAAAAGTTGGAAGAACTTTAAATGCTGATGGTGGTATCGTTGAGGATATTGATTATGAAAAATATAGAAAGACTATAGAACAAATAAAAAAAGACAGGCCTAAAAGAACAGGTAGTGCAGGTTCTACGCCTTTATTTTCAAATAATAAAAAATTTCAAAAAATAGTAAAAGAACTAGCAAATAAAAATATACCTATAAAAGAAGCGGCAAAAAATCTTGGTGTTAGTCACGATGTAATTGAAAAAGCTAGAATTGAAATAGGATTATCGAAAAGATCTGATGTGGGTGGATATAGTTATTTAGATGACCCTAAAAATATAAAATACATTAAGGATAATTATGGAGATAAAAAACAATCCACCATGGCAAGTGAACTATTTCCCGATTCTCCACAAACAACATCAGTTAGAAGGATTGAAAGACTTATTGAAAAACATGTTCCTGAAAAAATAGGTTTTTCCAAAGAAGCTCAAGGTGATCCAACAGAAGCAAAGGAAAAAAGAAAAAAACAAATGCAATCTAGAGATAAAAAATTATCTAAAACAAGTGATATTAATTTAGAAAAAGATCTTAAAAAACTTAAAAAAGGTATGGGAGTAGATTTAGCTCACCTACAGAGAAAGACATTACCACAAACAACAAGTAATATCGGAATGGATATTCCTGCTAGTAATAGAGGTGCAATAGAAGTAGTAGAAAAAATAATTTCAAACTTAGAAAGCACCAATAAAAAATTTTACGATAAATATAAAAATAAAAAAATGCCAAAAGATGTTATTGATAAAATTGAACTTAATAATCAAAAAATTATAGATCTTGTTTACAAATCTAAAGGAGCAGTAGTTGGAAATATTTTAAATGAAAAGACAGGCAAAACCCAAGAATACATAGGTAGTTACAGGTATTCGGCAGATGATGGATTGTTTAATTTACCTATGAAAGAAATAGCAAAGGATCCAAAAAAATTACAAGACTTTAAAGCAATGGCTTTTAGTAAAGCACAAGAAGTAGCAAAGTTAAAAGGAAAAACAGTAGAAGAACTGTATCCGGATTTATTAAAAGATCCACAAATAAAAACTAGAACAGAACAAATACTAAAAGAAAAAAATTTAGTGCCAACAAAACTTTATTCCGGTTTCTCACCAGAGCTTGGTAAATTAAGTTATGAAGTTTTAAAAGATGTTGTAAAAGGAATACCCACACCATTAGGTGCAGTCGGTTTAACCGCTGCAACAGGAGGCATAGATCCAACTTCAGCAATTGATCGAACGGCACTTGGAGCAGAACTTGCATTTGCACCTGAACTGGTAAGACAATCCGCAAAGTTTGGTCCGACAGCACAACGTATTTTAAATTTAGGTTTATCACCTAAGATGGCGATGCGAGCTGCAAGATTCGCGTCTCCCGTAGGCATAGCAACTTTAGGAGCTGAAGGTGCATATCAACTTTATCAAGCACTTGAAAATGAGAAGGCTAGAATCGCGGCAATGTCCCCAGAAGAAAGACAACGTTTTGAAGAAGAGCAAACGGCAGCAGCTTACATGGGCGAAGCTGAGGGTTATGCATATGGAGGTAGAGTTGGACTCGAAGAAGGAGGTCCATCAGATCCTGGACGAAGAAAGTTTTTTAAAATCATGGGAGGACTTGCATCACTTCCAATATTAGGAAAAATTGCAAAACCCATCGCAAAAGCAGGACCTGAAGCCGTAGAAGTTATTTCTAGAACAGCGGAACAAATGCCGGTCTATTTAACAACATTGATTAATAAAGTTAAAAATTTTGGTAAGTCAAAAGTTTTAGGTAAACCCGATAGTCCAGATGGAGCGATGGAATATAATTTAGGAGATTATACTGTTATTGAAGGACCCGGTTATACGAGAGTTAATAAATCAAACTATAGTGGTTTTGGTGATGAAGTTGGAATTAGAAATGAAATTGAAATGGAAATTAAAAAAGACCCTGAAACAGGTGTAATTCAGTATGAAGAGATTGAAGTTTATCCGGATATGGATGGTAAAATGAGAGATGTTGAAGAAGGTGTTGATGACATGTTTCATGAAGAAATGGAAAAATTCGCAAGAAGTGATGACTAAAAAACTAACTAGGACCGTGCCTCCCAAACGAGGACCTCAGCCACAAGGGGTTGAATATAATTATAATACTGTTAGAACGGTAAAACTGGAGAAAAGAAATGGCAACAATAGACAAGTCACTACCCAACGAGATTAGAAAAGAAGAAACCATACCTGCAACCGAAGAATTCCAACAAGAAGTGGAAGCTCAAGTTGAAGAGCAAATAGAATCTCCAGACGATATTGAAATTACAGAAAACGAAGATGGGTCTGTAGATATTAATTATGATCCTAATGCTGCGGCACCTGAAGGTGGACAAGAGCATTATGCAAACTTAGCAGAACATTTACCTGAAACTGTTTTAAGTCATTTGGGAAGTTCACTTTATTCAAATTACCAAGACTACAAATCTTCAAGAAGAGATTGGGAAAGAAGTTATACAACCGGTTTAGACCTTTTAGGTTTTAAATATGAAAACAGGACAGAACCTTTCCAAGGTGCGTCAGGTGCAACTCACCCTGTGTTAGCAGAAGCGGTAACTCAGTTCCAAGCTTTGGCGTACAAAGAATTATTACCTGCTGATGGCCCGGTAAGAACACAAGTGGTTGGAAATATTACTCCAGATAAAACTCAACAAGCCAATCGTGTTAAAGATTATATGAATTATGAAATCATGAACAACATGTCCGATTATGAACCTGACTTTGATCAATTATTATTTTATTTACCCCTTGCAGGATCTTCATTTAAAAAAATTTATTTTGATTCCGTTGAAGAAAAAGCGGTTTCCAAATTTGTCCCTGCAGATGATTTAATTGTTCCTTACACAGCTTCATCACTGGATGATGCAGAAGCGGTGATTCACAGAATTAAAATGTCTGAGAATGAATTAAGAAAACAACAAGTTGCAGGATTTTATAGAGATATAGAATTATCTCAACCACAAGATACAGAATCAGATGTTGAGAAGAAGGAAAGAGAACTTGAAGGAGTGACTAAATCTGGAAAAGATGAAAATGTTTATACGTTATTAGAGTGTCACGTTAATTTAGATCTTGAAGGTTTTGAAGATATGGATTTAGAAACAGGTGAACCGACTGGAATTAAAATTCCATACATTGTAACGATCGAAGAAGGATCAAGAGAAGTTTTATCGATTCGAAGAAACTATGAAGTCGGAGATCCTAAAAAGAAAAAAATTTCATACTTTGTTCATTTCAAATTTTTACCAGGGTTAGGTTTTTATGGATTTGGTTTAATTCATATGATTGGCGGATTATCAAGAACCGCAACCGCTGCATTAAGACAATTATTAGATGCTGGAACTTTATCAAATTTACCAGCAGGTTTTAAAATGAGAGGCATCCGAATACGAGACGATGCACAGTCAATACAACCAGGAGAATTTAGAGATGTCGATGCACCCGGCGGGAATCTAAGAGATTCATTTATGCCGTTGCCATTTAAAGAACCATCACAAACGCTTTTGAACTTATTGGGTGTCGTTGTAAATGCAGGACAAAGATTCGCTTCCATAGCGGACCTGCAAGTGGGTGACGGGAATCAGCAGGCTGCAGTGGGAACGACAGTTGCGCTGCTAGAAAGAGGAAGCAGAACCATGTCTGCGATTCACAAGAGATTATACTCAGCTCTGAAAAACGAATTTAAATTATTAGCAAGAGTGTTTAAATTATATTTACCCCCAGAATATCCGTATGATGTTGTCGGAGGACAAAGGTTCATCAAGCAAGCTGATTTTGATGATAGAGTAGACATTGTACCAGTTGCAGATCCTAATATCTTTTCACAGACACAGCGTATCTCCCTCGCGCAAACGGAGATGCAACTGGCTGCATCTAATCCAGCGATGCACAACATGTATCAAGTCTACAGAAATATGTATGAAGCTTTAGGTGTAAAAAATATTGATGTTATTTTAAAACAACCTGAAATGCCGATGCCAAAAGATCCAGCATTAGAACATATCGATGCGTTGGCTGGAAAACCATTTCAAGCTTTTCCAGGTCAAGATCATCGATCACACATTACCGCTCACTTAAATTTTATGGCAACGAACATGGCAAAAAATAATCCTGTCATTGCTGCAAATTTAGAAAAAAATATTTTTGAACATATTAGTCTAATGTCTCAAGAACAAATTGAATTAGAATTTAGAGATGAGTTACAACAGATTCAACAGTTAACTCAACAGATTCAACAAGCTCCAGGATTCGCGCAAGCGATACAAATGCAGATTATGCAAATCTCACAAAAGATTGAAGCTAGAAAAGCAACTCTGATTGCTGAAATGATGGAGGAATTTAAAAACGAAGAAGCAAAAATTAATGGTGATTTTGGAAATGATCCAATTGCTAAACTTAGAGCAAGAGAATTAGACCTTCGAGCACAAGAAAATATGAGAAAAGAAAAAGAAGGTGAAGAGAGAATTAATCTTGATAAGATGAGAGCAATGATGAACCAAGAAAATCAAGAAGATAAACTTGAACAAAACGAAGAATTAGCAAAATTAAGAGCTGATACTTCAATTGAAAAGACGATTTTATCAAAAACAATCCCAAGTGCGAAAGATATGATGGGAAATGACAATTAGTAGAGGACAAATGAGCAAACAAACAGAAAAACAAGGCAAAAAAGTTGCAAAAGTGATGAGAGAGTACAAAAAAGGTGATTTAAAGATTGGAAAATCTAAAAAAAATGTTAAAAATAGAAAACAAGCTATAGCAATTGCTCTTTCCGAAGCCGGAATAAGCAAAAAGAGGAGAAAAAATGGCAGAAAAAAATAAAAAGAACATAGATTTCGCAATGTTCACCGATAAAGACGGTTACAAAAAAGGTGGAATCGATGTTGAGATGTCAAATCCTGCAGAAACTCAAGAACAAGAAGTTCAGGGTCAAGGAAACATCTTAAAAGAGAAAAAAAGATCAGCTAAGTGGTACTAATATGTGGCTTAGTGCTATCAAATTAGCCGTTCAAGCTGGCTCACATATTTATAAAAACAGGCAACAGACAAAAATGTTGATGTCTGATGCACAAATGCGTCATGCTCAAAAAATGGCGAGTGGTGAAGCTGAATATCAAGGCAAATTATTAGAAGCAAGGCAATCGGACTGGAAAGACGAATTTATTTTGATTTTATTGTCCGCGCCTATTGTTATGTTGGCCTGGGCAGTCTGGTCAGAGGATCCGTCAGCAATGGACAAGATGAAATTGTTTTTCGAATACTTCTCAGATTTACCTTTTTGGTACCAAACGATTTTTGTAGGAGTTATTGCCAGCGTCTATGGACTTAAAGCAACAGATTTGATAAAAAGAAAATAAGGAGAGAATATGTTTAAAAAAATTAAAAACAAAGTATGTGAATTAGTATGTAAGATTCTTGGAATCACACCTTGTTTGTGTGATCATGAATGCAATTGTAAAAAGGAGAAAAAATAATGTCTAAAAAAGCAGATGAAGAGTATAGAAAAATTGCCAAAGATAGATTGAATGAACAAGCTAAAAAAATTAATGAAAAGAAGGCAGAGTCATTTTCTAAAAAAGTTGGTGGTAAAGATGGACCTAAGATTACTTCAAAAGAAAAAGAACATTTACGATTTATAAAAAAAGTAGAGTCTAGAGATGCCACAGGTAAAAGATCTTTTATTGATGATATAGCAGAAGGAATTAAGAAAAGAGAAGAATCTCCAGCTAATGTTGAAAGAGGCATGGGTAAAGGTTATAAAAAAGGTGGAAGAGTTTGTAAAGTTAAACCTAAACTTGCAAAGAGAGGATATAAATAATGCCAGGAATGATGAAAAAAAGGAAGATGTTAAAAAAAGGAACTTTTCCTGATATGTCAGGTGATGGAAAAGTAACTAAAAAAGATATTTTAATGGCTAAAGGAGTAATTCCTAAA